GATGAACTTGTGTCTCGGGCCCTTCATCGAGTCGTGGGCCCGGGCGTGGCATGCCTATCTGCGCCATGAGCTACAGCGAGGTGAGGTCCCTCAGGTTATCTATACTGGCAAGTTTAGCCGGTTGGAGCTTGGGTCGATCCACGCGAAGTTGCTCGAGGATGGGTATGACTATCTTGAGGACGATTTCAGCCAGTATGATGCTAGCCAGGGAGAGGGCTGCCATCTGACTGAACGGGCAGTGTTTTCTCGGTTTGGCCTGGACCAGACGGCGTTGAATGCGCTTGATTCTCAGCGGTACACCAAGGGGTTTGGGAGGTACTATAGTTATGAGATCGCGTACACACGCAAGTCAGGCGACCAGAACACGTCCGCTGGCAATTCGGTTCTCAATGCGGCCGCACACGTTTGGTGTTTGCGGCAAGCGGGGGTCACCGATTTCCACATGATGGTGATGGGCGATGACAACATTTTGTATTACAAAGTCAGTGATACCGTCCGCAGAGGCTGGGGGGCAAAGGGCCTCTGCGAGCGTATTTCCGAGGGCATGGCACAGCTTGGCTTTGTTGCCAAGTGTACCAAGAACGCATTCCCAACGTTCTGCTCAGCGGATTTTATGCCGGTGGTGGCTGATGGCCAGGAGACTATGTCTCTGGCCCCCTTGTGTACCCGATTCTTGGTGAAGTTCGGGTGCACTTCGGAGTTGCCGCCATCCGGAACGAGCGCTTTGTCACAGCTACGCGGAAACGCGTTGTCCAACAAGATCTTGCTGTGCATGCCAGTCGCTCGCGTTGTTATCTCGTACTATATCAATCTTGGGGTTGTGGCCACACCAAGTAACGTTTGGAGAGCCTTTGATGACGATAAGGGAGACTCTTTTGAGAGCCCCGCCTCCGTCAAGGCCTCCGATCGTGTTCTTGAGTGGTTTTGTGCCGCTTATGGCGTGACCGCAACCGATGTGCAAGAGCTTGAGGAGTTTCTAAATGCCGCTTTGCATGCAAACTGCGGCGAGGCATTCGCTTGGACCCACCCGGTCTTTGAGCGCATGCTGGCCCACAGACCACTGTAGGGCCAAAACAATTCAGCTCACTTCAAAGTTTTTCGAACTTCTCTCTCTCCTTTCTTTTCATGCCGAAGCAACATGGACGACTTACCACTAAGCGACCCCAGATGCGGAAGCGGAAACAACCAACTCCGAGACGTCGTGCTCGTGGTGGCGGTGGCGGTACTATCGCACGCGCTGTGTCGGCCATTGGCGCGTTGGCTGGTGGACCAGGCGGCGCGATTGTTGGCAGAGCCGCTGGCTCGTTGTTGTCGAAGATCACAGGATCTGGCGACTACAAGGTCCGCGGCAACTCCATCATGTCAAACGCCATCCCCTCCTTCTCAGCCGGGGGTGCTGGCGTGCGCATCTGCCACCGTGAGTACATCGGCGACATCAACGGGTCCCTCGGATTCGTTAACACAACTCTGAACATCAACCCCGGCCTCGAGACGACCTTTCCATGGTTGTCGACCATCGCTGGTGGGTTTGAGGAGTACGAGTTGCGCGGCTTGGTGTTTGAGTATCGGCCCACCTCAGGGTGGGCCGTGTCAAGCACTTCCGCCACGCTTGGTGTCGTCGTCTTTGCTACCAACTACGACGTTCTCGATCCACCGTTTCTGACCAAGCAGGCCATGGACAGCTACGAATTTTCAACATCATCGGTACCATCCGACCACATGCTGCATCCCGTTGAGTGTGCTCCGGGGGCCAATCCAACCAAGACACTGTATATCCGCACTGGTGCGGCTACAGGGGATCTTCGGCTGTATGACATTGGCCTCTTCGAGTATGCCACTCAGGGCATGCAATCCGTCTACTCCGTTGGCGAGTTGTGGGTTTCGTACGACGTGATCCTCAAGAAGCCGCGTATCAGCCCTGTTGCCACCCTAGGCACCGTCCCACAGTATGCTCTCCTGCAGGCGTTCCCCCTGAACACCGCAGATGCGACACACATCTGGGGGACGACTGGCTTGATCCCTTCCGTCAATTCGACGATGACCGTCCCTTTCACGGTTGGAGCAACCACGACTGGTTCTTTGTACTTGACCAACCCTGGCAAGTACTCCATCGATTGGTACTTCAACCAGGCGGGCACGACCGTTACCGCCAAGGCGACGGCCACGTTGGGCGCGAATCTTGCTCTCGACAACTTCGTCTTCGGGCTTGACGGGTACAATCTTTTCACATCAACACAAGCTGTGGCTAACATAGTTGTCGTGGTATCTTCCGCTGGCGCTGGTGCTGCCAATGCGTTGACACTGAGTGTGCCAACCGGGCTATCAGCTGCCAACTTCTACGTCCTCATCCAAACCCTTCCGGACGCGTTGCTGTAGGCTTGTATTAGACTTGCTTTCGTTCTTTCTTTCTTTTGTGTTAAAAGCGACAGGTGTCGCTGCCCCTAACTACACAGGGGTCACTTGGGTCCGGC